CCGTAGAAGTAGAAGTAAACGAAGAATAAAACAAACATCATGAAAAGAGAAATTAAATTTCGCGGAAAATCAACTAATACAGGGAAGTGGTATTATGGACTTTTTTGTTACGATTGGGATCCTAATACTAATTTAAAGCCAGCTATACACTCACCATTAAACACAATTAAACTTTAAAATTTAGATAAAATGCCAAACGAAGCACAAAACAGCAATTTTACCAAACCTTTGTTATGCCCAGTTATTTTTATGGGTAGAAAGTTTTTTGGAATAACAGAATTTGATTGCCGTTCAGTTGGGCTTTTTACAGAGGAAACCTTACAAGGTACTTTCTTTACGGTAATACCAATTTCAGATGTTAAATATAGGAAGAAAAGACCATCAAAAGCAAAGGTTGAAATTGAAAGCAAAGACGATTGGACTATCTTCAAAATATACAGCGATTGGGGTCAATGCAGTAAGATGGAAATACATAATAGTTTGTCCAAAGAAATTGAATTTGCAAAACAGCAAGCTATTGAGCAGGGTCTTTTATAATTAGGCATAACGTATAGTATTGCATACAGCCACTATAGTTGTATTCGCAGCAACATAATTAATAATCAAATCAACTAAAATGTAAAATAACATTAAAAAAAATTAAACAATGAAAAGAATACCATTTACGATTGAAGACTGGAAAGCAGGGGGAGTTCCTGTAACAAGGTCGGGGGAATATGTGAAGCAGTTGACGTATTTTGAGGGAACAGATAGCGGATACCCATTGACAGGTGTAATGGGTAATAGTATTGATTTTTGGGAATATAGCGGTTCTTATTCGGTTGGTGAACATCCAAAAGACATTTTCCTCGAAGTTCCCTGCACAAAGTACTATACACATTATTACAGGGATGATAGTGGGGAAATTTTTGCTGCTGTTAGCAATAACCCTGTTGCCGGTGGAACTAAATTCATCAAAACAGTAGAGGTTGAACTTTAGGGTGTGGGGGAAGTTCCCGAACACAATAACAAACCATATTCCCGATGTCAGGGAAATGGTTAATAGTAAAAACTTAAAATTACAAAAGATGTTTGATGAAAAAGTAAGGTGGTGCATTGAGCAACACAAAAACACGAATCATTTTTACGACACCTATTTGCCGTATGAGTTTCATTTACGAATGGTAGTAAATGTATGCAAAAAATTCATCCATATACCCCAAAGACAATGGAGTGAATTAGAGATTGCTTGTTGGGGTCATGATTTGATTGAAGATACAAGAGTTTCATACAATGACTGTAAAGAAATGCTTGGCGAATATGTTGCAGATATTATTTATGCTGTTTCAAATGAAAAAGGCAAAAATAGAAAGGAACGGGCAAACGAAAAGTATTATAAAGGAATTGCCCAAACAGAAGGTGCAACATTTGTAAAACTATGCGACAGGATTGCCAATGTGCAATATTCTAAAATGACTGGCAGCAAAATGTTTGAAATGTACAAAAAAGAAAACCAATCATTTGTCGCTGCACTAAATTTTGAAAAGGAGTATGCACCAATGGTTCAATACCTTGTAGATATATTAAATTAATATTGAAAACAAAAATTTTCACGAATCGTAACAATTCCCAAACACAAAAACAAAACACATGAGCAGACTACTAAGACTTCCCGTAATATTATACAGGTACAAATATAAACCTCAAAATCAAATATTATCAGATCAGAAATGGCTTGATATAACTTTCTTCCCTGCTATTAGCGCAATACTTCCATTATTAGTATTAGGAGTTATAGTTTATCTTTTTTGGAACGCAATGGGAACTGAATTGTACTATCAAGGATATAAGAAAGACATTGCCGATATGTGGGCGAATAAATTAATCACATACATACAAGAATCATTTTTTCCCAAACACTATTACACAACTTTAAAGTAAAAGCTATGGAATACAGGATTATTATTGAAACTGAAAGGTCAGGGAATAAGTGGTTCCTTGTACAAAAAAAGTTTCTTGGACTTTGGTTTTATTTGAGAGAATGTAGAGATATAACAATGCGAGAGTATATCATTTATTTTGACGAATTAAAAAAAGCCGAAGAACATATACAGTCTTTGATAGATGCTGAATATGAAAGAAGGCAATCTAAAATAATTAAACGGGAAGTGTTGCCTGTGAAAATTTCCCTAAAACTTAAAAAGTAATTATGTCAGGGAAGTCCTAATAACTAAAACTACAAACTATGACACTTGAATTTGAATTTCCCGAACAAAGGGATAAATTAGATGATGGGTTCAGATGCCCTTGTTGTGGGAGGTATTCCCAAAGATACCGAAGGAAATTAAACACAAATATGTGTATGGTATTGATAAGCCTGTATAAAAGTAATGTCAGGGAATTTGTCCATGTAGAAAAATGGCTGCAAGAACAAGGACTTCCCCGAAGCGGTGATTTTCATAAATTAGTCCATTGGGGATTGCTTGATAAACTTATAGAAGACAGGGAAGACGGGAGTTCACGCAATGGGTATTATAGGCTTAATGGGAGGTCTTTGTTGTTTGTTGAGGGAAAACTTCCCGTACACGAAAAAGCAGTTATCCTTAACGGTAAGTTTCAAGAGTATGAAGGGGAATTAGTAACAATACAACAATGTCTTCCAAAAAAATTTAACTACGAAAACTTAATGAATGGCGAAGGCAGTTAAGGTTCGGGAAGTTGAGGTATATGTTCCCAAAATAAATAAAAAAATATACATCTACAAACACACAAAACAACGGTGGAGGCTTTTTCACACACATCCACCACACCAGAACTTCCCTAACAAAAAAATAAATTTGGAACTTTAATTCCCGATTACTAATTTAGTGCCGCAAAACATTCTTTTCTACAATGAATACCAATAGACAAAAGTTTCCTTAAATAACGCATTTCGTTTCGGTGGTGGGTTTTACTCCGCTTTTAAGCATTGTAGAATTGTTTTGCAAACACCACCATCGGAACGGAATGTTTAATATTTTATTGCCTATGACAGAGTATCAGAAAATCCTAAACCGGAAGGAATGGCAGGATAAAAGCCATTACATCAAAACAAGGGATAATTTAAAGTGCCAAGCACACGACTGCTCTACACCTCAATCCGTATTAGAGGTACATCATTTAGACTATTTTTCAAAGAAAGACCCCTGGAATTATCCCGATGATATGCTTATTACTTTATGCCATGAGTGCCATAAAAAAGAAAATAGTAGGTATAGGTTAGAAGGGAACTTGTACACCGCACTACGAATGAAAGGATTTTTAGCTTGTGATATTTTGGCTTTCACTACTTCCCTTTACGCAAATCCAATATTTACCGAACAATTACTAACCGATTTAAGGAAAATACAAAATGGCTAAACGATTTAATGATACAGATATATGGAAAAAACAACGGTGGTTTAGAAAACTAAAACCAGATTATAAATTAGCTTTTTATTACATTAAAGATCAATGTAACCATGCAGGTATTTGGGAAGTTGATTGTTCCGATTTAATTGAAGATTTAGGGTTGCTATCATTTGATATAAATGATTTTTTAGTTTCAATAAATACAGAGTATGATAAAATATCTGGTGAAAAGGTAGTAAAGGAACGTATTATTTTGTTAAAAAATAACCAATTATGGATTACCGGCTTTATTCAGTTCCAATATGAAGGGAAGGATAGGTTAATTAAGGCATCAAATAATCTTGTAAAGGGGGCTTTATTTATTCTTGACAGTATAAATTTCAACCCTTGCCAACCCTTGCCAACCCTTGCCAACCCTTGCGAAAAAACAACACTTTTAGAGCAAGCCTTAAATCAATTCTATATAAAATCAATTCAAGGGTTGGCTGATTTACGTCAAGGGTTGGCAACCCTAAAGGAAAAGGAAAGGGATAAGGATAATATTGTTAAACAACAAAAAAATGATAATGGAAAGCAATTCATCAATTTTAAAACACAGAGGGAAGACTTATTTGCTGAACGAGATAGGAAGCACAGGGATAAAATTAACGGAATTGGAGAATAAGATTATATCTGCCCGTTTAGAAGGTTTATCTTTTAATCAGATTGATACGAATAAGTTAAGATGGCACGTTGACCAGATTATGTTAAGGGGAGCAGCTATAAGCGGATGCGTAGTTCCGGCAACGGAATTTTTTGCAGAAATAATTTCGGAAGAAATTACTGAATTTATTTTGGGTTTTGGATATGGGGAACTGACGTATGCAGAAATTCTCTTAGCTATGCGGTTTAATTCTAAAGGAGGCTTTAAGTTTTCAACAGGAGTAGAACTTGAAACTATATCTTTTTTTGGGTATTGTTTTAATGTTGATTATTTTTCTAAGGTTTTATCAAATTACAATACAATAAGAAATTTGCTTGATAGGAAATTGCAAAATTTTATAGACGGATATTAAAACTTCCCACACATGAATTGTGAAAATTTATTAGAAATTGATGGGCTACAATTTATGCCTGTAAAAAACAATAAGCAGCCAATAGTAAAAGGTTGGCAAACTTATAATGGGAAGCATGATTTAAAAAATTGTGATGCAGTAGGATTAGTATGCGGTTCATTAAGCGGTGGATTAGAGGTTATTGATGTGGATAGTAAGTATGATTTAGTCGGGAACTTGTTTGATAATTATAAAAAATTAATTCATCAAATGAACCCTACATTGTTAGCAAAACTTGTAGTTCAAAAAACAAAAGGCGGTGGTTTCCATTTAATTTATCGGTGTAAAACTATATCAGGGAACTTAAAGTTGGCAAACAGATCAACTACGGATGAAGAAAAATTAGATACCTATAATAAAACTTACCAATCGGAAATTTTAAATGGGGATGATGCAGCAGCAGTAGCGAAAGCAAAAAAAGCATCACTAAATGATAAGGTTAGGGTTTTATTGGAAACAAGAGGTCAGGGAGGATTTATTATGTGTTTCCCGTCTAAAGGTTATGAAATAATACATGGTGATTATTATTCTATTTCAGAAATAACACCAGATGAAAGGGAAACTTTGCATGGTATAGCAAGACAGTTTAATCAAGTTTTTGATGAAGTAATACTTCCCAAATCACAACAAAAAAATAAAATAAAAGGACTATCTTCTTTTGATGATTACAATAATCGTGGTGATGTAGTTGCTTTATTACAAAGCAACGGTTGGAAGGTAGTAGCACAAAAAGGACAAAAGACTGTATTTTTACGTCCAGGTCAAACAACATCTCAAAGTAGTGGCAATTACGACCATGATAAAAAATGGTTTAGCGTTTTTACAACAAGTACAGAATTTGAACCCGAACACGCATATCTTCCCTACGCTGTATTTGCAGTATTAGAATGCAATAAAGACTTTTCATTAGCAAGTAAAAAGCTGTATGAAATGGGGTATGGTGAAAGGGAAGAAGTGCCACAAAAAGAAAAAACACAAAGTACGAGGCAAATTCCCTCACGCATAGATTCGGATGATGAAGATTATTCTTTCTTAGCAACACCGGAAGATTATAACGAATATCTACAACAGGTAAGGGATGGAACACTCCCAATGGGATTAACGACAGGTTCTCCCTCACTTGATGAACATTTTTTATTTAAAGAAGGGAACTTGGTAATGGTTAATGGAACAGATAATGTAGGGAAGTCTGTATTTATGTGGTGGCTTTTACTTATTGCCGCAATGTATCATGGATGGAAGGGAATAATATTTTCAAGTGAAAATACATTAGGTTCGTTTATGAGAAAAATGATACAATTTTATTGGGGGAAAAATTTACATGGTCAATATGCAATGAATCAAACCGAATACGATATAGCAAAGAAGTTTGTAGAAGAACATTTTACCCTGATAAAATCACAGGAAGACTTGTATAATTACAAGGATATTATCAATATGGTTAAAAAAATACAAAAAAAGAAAAGGCATAATTACGGACTAATTGATCCATACAATAGTTTAAAAATAGATTTAAGCGGTTTTAGTAAATTATCAACTCACGAATATCATTATGAAGCTGCAAGTGAAATAAAGGCTTATGGACAAAAAAACAAATTCGGTTGGATGATAAATATGCACGCTGTTACAGCAGCAGCAAGGTTAAAAGATGGTGATAAGAAATATCCTGTTGCGCCAGGAAAAGCAGATACGGAAGGCGGTCAGAAGTTCCCGAACAAAGCGGATGATTTTTTAACAGTACACAGGTTAGTTGGACATCCAACCGAGTACATGATTACTGAATTGCACGTTAGGAAAATTAAGGAAACCGATACAGGTGGAAGGGTTACTCCAATAGAACAACCAGTAAAGTTTGAAATGTATAAGGGAGGAACTGCTTTTTTTGAAAGGTTAGAGATGGGGGGAACTCCCGTTGACCCAATACAGGCATGGCATAATAAAAACCACCCCGTACAACAAACACTTCCCATACCACAAAAAGAAGCATCTTGGAAACCTTATAAAGACGAAGAAGATAAATCAGTAGAATTTTAATTTATGAACCACTACAATAGCACGATAAAAAGGAAGCCTTGTAAATGCGGGTGTAATAAGTTCCCAAAAATGGGGTTAAACGGGTACGCAAGCCTAAAATGTATGCCGGAAGACATGGCAGCACTTCCCAAATACCAAAAATCAAACGTAACAAACAGAAACAAGGTAAATTTGAACAATCTTTCCTCAAAGGTATGGAAGGTTCAAAAAGAGGTAAATGCCGCTAATGGGGCTGAAAATAGCTTGTACGGGAAGTCGAACTCCGAACTTATGAAATTAGCGGATATTGCCTTTTCCCGTTACATAAAAAAAAGAGATGCAGACAGTAGGGGTTTTGTTACTTGTCCATGCTGTTCGGGAAGTTTTAGTTTGAGTGAAAGGAATAAATCGGGGGAACTTGTGGTACAATGCCTTCATTTCGTAAAGAGAGGCGTGATTTCCCTTCGTTGGGATGAACTGAATTGCCATGCCGGTTGTTCCCGATGCAATAAGGATATGTTTGACAACCCCGATGGATTAGCATATAGAAGATTTAGGTCGTTTTTAGTTGATGCTGTGGGGGAACTTCCCGTACAGGAAATGGAAAACAAAATCAGAGAAATAGGGAAAATCAGCACTTCCCTTCTAAATGAAATAATTAAAAAGTACAAACAATGAAACTTTTTGAAGAGCCTGAAAAATGGCAAGAACATTGGGAAGGGATGCCAGAATTTGTACAGGAAAAGCAAAAGCCGTATGCACAAATCATTTTTCGATTTAATAATGAAGAAGATTTGCAAGACTTTGCAAAAATAATAGGGCAAAAATTAACAAAAAAAACAAAAAGTTGTTGGCATCCGTTTAAATCACATTGGGGAAGCGATAAAAAAGTATGGGAAGATGATATTTGTAAGTGTTTAAACAGCATGACAAGCCATTTAGATAGTAATAATAATTTTATATGTACAGATTGCGGAAAGCCATATAAAGATGAATCCTAAATATCCTATTTATATTATTTCTAAGGGTAGGGCTAATAATTGCCTTACTGCAAGGGAATTAAAATTAATGAACGTGCCATTTAAACTTGTGGTTGAACCGCAGGAATATAAAGATTATAAACATATTACTAATGATATTTTAGTATTGCCATTTAGTAATTTAGGGCAAGGTTCAATACCTGCAAGAAATTTTGTTTGGGAACATTCAATAAAAGAAGGATTTGAAAGGCATTGGATTTTAGATGATAATATTGAGGGATTTCATAGGTTGCATAAAAATATGAAACCAAAAGTAACAAGTGGTACAATTTTTAGATGTGCCGAAGATTTTACAGAAAGATATGAGAATGTAGGAATATCCGGCTTTAATTATTATTCATTTTGTAAAACAACCGATGCTGTACCACCATATTATTTGAATACTCGTATTTACTCCTGCATCCTTATTAAAAACGATTTGCCTTATCGGTGGCGTGGGAGGTACAATGAGGACACAGATTTAAGCCTGCGGGCTTTAAAAGATGGGTGGTGTACAGTCCTGTTCAATGCTTTTCTTGCCGGTAAGGTAACGACTATGCGAATGAAAGGGGGAAATACCGATAATGTATATACAGATCAAGACAACAGAATGAAATTTGCGAAAGCATTAGAGGAATTGCACCCTGATATTGTAAAAGTTACTTGGAAGTTTAATCGTTGGCATCATCAAGTAGATTACAGGGTGTTTAAGAATAACCGATTAGTAAAAAAGCCAGATTGTGTAATTGAAAAAAACAAGTATAAAATGGTTCTTAAAAATATTGACAGCCAAAACTTCCCTTCTAAACTAATTAAAAACTACACTCCCTAAAGACAGGGTGTGGGGGAAGTTCCCAAACACCATGCTGCTAACTTATTGGTAAGCGTTCTTTGTGGGTAACAAATTAAAAAATGAAATATGGAACAACAAATGTGGGAATGCTTTAACGCATTTAAAGAAAATGGGAAGATTTATGTTTTTGGTGATATTATAAGTGATGATGAGTATAATAAAATATCGGATAAAAACAAAAAGTGGTTTGTTAAAAAACGCTAAACCACATCAATAAAAACCATAAACTAAAAACAGTATGACAGAAAATACAAATAGTATAAATTCCGCTATTATTGGATTTTGGAGGATGGGAGCAACTCCCATACAAATAACGCACGTAGTTGAATTGAATCTATTTTATGTAGAAGAAACAATTTTATTGTATCAGAAAAAACTAAAACTTTTAAAAACACATAAACCATGACAGCAGAACAAAACTTCATTAAAAAATTAGAGGCTTATTTGGATTGTGAAATTAACGATTACGGGAAGCGGAGGATTGAGGGTTATCTTAGGGATTATGCGGCAGAAGTTCCCCAAATAAAAAAGATTGAGTTCCCAAAAGATGATTACATATACATAAAAAAAGAAGCTAATGATTTGACATTATATTCAGAAGCACAAAGACTATGCGAAGCAAATCTGATTTCTGTTTTTGATTTTTTGAATCCTAAAAACGGGAAGTCAACAAATACTATTGCAGAAGTCAGAAAGGTGTTTTGCAAAGAGATGCTTAACCGGTATAAGATAAGCATAAAAGAACTAAAAGAATTTTTTGGAGTAGATCACAGCACAATTTCCCACTACATACATGGAAAAAAATACAAACAAATCAACAGAAGCAATACAACAGGTAGCCAGGTCAATTCGTAAACTTGTCATAGGTACAATAGTTACGGAGTATGCCCTTATGGAACTTAGGGAAGACAGCAAGCAAGATTTAAAGTATCGGGCTAACATTGCTATTAAGGCAGCAAGGTCAGTACAAGACTACTTTAAATTTCATCCGCAATGTACTCCCGAACATAAAAAAATATTTGAAAGGGAATTTCTAAAATCAGAACTTTACATGATTTCAGAGTTGTTGGAAACGGTTTGGGGAATTAATGATGAAGGACTTGAAGAAATTATTAACGCAATAAAAAAACACACAACAGAAGATGATTAAAAGACCAATGTACAAAGTTAAAACTTTTTTATCTGAAAACGATTTTGTTATTTTCAAAAGACATTTATTTTTCTTTTGGAAATATTGCACAAGAGTATCTTCATTAGAAGAAGCGAAAAGAAAAATAGATGAAGGAGTTGGCTTTTATAAGCAATATCCTAAAAAAATAGTTTATAAAAAATAAAAAAAACAATGAAAAGTAACGAACAAGCAGCCACAACTTCCCTAACAGACGTTATGAACTTCTTTAACTATAAGGGAATACTTGTAGAAAAGATGATTGGGGTTTTTAGGTGGAACGGGAAGACATACCTATCAATTTCTGAACTCGAAGCAGACATAGAGTTTGCCTGTAACGCCATTTCCCAAAGCATACAAAAATAATTCTTAAAAAATAATTTGCAATTTCAAATATAATTATTTTACTTTGCTGTCATGATTACAATAACTGGATATTCCCCTACAAATTACAAATCCTTTATAGCTAAACTTAATGAGTGTTTTGAACAGTCAGGGAAGTTGCCGATTACGGTTGCAAGCGAAATAAAGGTAAAAACTCCCATGACAGTAAAGAACGCACTAATAGACTATCAGCAGATAGTTTCAGATGAAGTGCTTACTAAGGTAATGAAGTCTGTGGGAATGGATGGCTTTGTAGTTTGTATGAAAGGAGAAAAATACTACTATGTTAAAAAATAATTTATCAATTTGGGGAAGTGGTGAAGGTGCAGAATCAGCCGAAGAACTACAAGATGAATCTTTGGGTGCTACCGAAACAGGATTTTAGTCATTAGTAAATCAATCATTAAAAAACAAATATGAAACAGTTATCAGTATTAGTTATTGCGTTTTTAATTTCGTTGTCGGGAAGTTCCCAAAAGGGAAAAACCCCTGCACCGAAAAAAGAGTTATTGAAGTATCGTGTAGGTCTTATCACTTCCCTTCCTACTGATACCTATGCAGCACAAAGGAAAGTGGGAATTGGCAGTACATTCTTTGAGGCATCTTATGTTGTTTCTAAGAAGTTTATCGCAACGGGAAGTGCAGGCTACCTGCGATATGTAAACGAAGGTGAATCGTTCTCACAAGCTCCCGTTATGGTAGGACTAAAGCACCCCATTGATAATCTGTTTTACTTTGGTGCATCAGCAGGATTGGCTTTTTATAACAATAACCAGTATGGGAAAACGGACTTTATATTTTCCCCCTACATAGGGCTACAAGCCAAAAAAATAAGTTTTGATATTCGATACCTTAATACACCAAAGGGAGAAGAATCAATCAAGACAACGGCTATTGTAATTTCTTACACGCTATGATTAACCAATGAGTTCCCGTTGCTAACCTATATTGCTAACCTTTGAAGTCCATCCTAATACCAATGATTAACCTATTTTAAAAAGCAATGATAGAGTTTATAATTTTACTAACATCATTCATCATTATTGTTTACATTGGAATTAAAGGCACAACTTCCAGAAAATAAAAAAAGCCTTTGGCGGCTTTGTAAAACCTAATCACTTTATGTTAGAAAAAAGAACAGTAGAAACACCTGACGTACAAGATTCAGGGGTAACACGACAGTTAACTTTTGGCGAAAAATTAGTTGGGTTAAATTTTAATCCTTCAAATGACGACAGTGTTTCAAAAGCAAAAAGGCTGTGTGCTGACTTAGCAGACCTTTTGCATCAACAAATTTCTGTTTCAGAAATTTCTGAAATGCAGTCAATGTTATTTAACCATGCAATAGGAGAAATCCTTAATGCTCAAATGAATGTTGTAAAAGTTCTCACTTTAAAGTATTGATTTCCTTATGCGTGTTAATGCTATCCAAAAGTATTAACACGCTTCACTAATCACAACTTCCCTAAAATGATAATAACAGCAATAGTCATATACGCAGCAGTTGTATTTACCCGTGTTTTTGTTGACTTGTTGTGTTTGGGAACTGAATACATTTTTGACTTAATATACAGAAAAAATGACTAATCAAGAAATATTGATTCGTGGGTTTTGTGCATTGTGCGGACTTGTTATTGGGGGAGTAGTAGCAACATTTTATTGGGTATGGAAGTCTGGTGACTATCCTGATGTAGATGATTGATAACGGGAAGTTCCCACGCAAAAACAAAACAATGAACAAAATCAGTAAGGAAACAACCATTGCGTTTGGATTGATATTTTCCATATCATTTTGGGCGGCAGTAGATGGCAAAATATCTTTTCTTTTCCTTCTTGTGCCAATAATAGGTTACGCAATAATGTATTTTTGTATTAGATTTTTTATAAATAGAGATAAGCCACCTGTTAAAAAGAGGTTTTCAGTATCGCTTGTTTATGCGAAATGCGACCAAAAAAGTTCTGATATGATTGAGTACACTACAAGTTTGCGAGTTTTAATTACTGATGCTTATTCAAAAGATGAAGCACTTGGCAAGGCGTTTAATGAGTTTAATGATAAAGAAAAGGAGAATGGCCTTCGCTTGACAAACCAATGTGTGCTTCCTGTAAACATTGGTTAAGTACGGGAACTTCCCGAACAAAAAATAAAAAACAAGTCATGGAACAAAAGTATGTGTATTTGCTTATTGGAGTTGTTATAGGATGGATTACAAAGTTACCATTTTTAATTAAATGGTATAAGGAATTAAGGGAAACCCAAGATTACAAAAACAGACGTTCACAAGCGTTTCTTGACGAAATAAAAAGATTGGAATATATATACCGAAAGAAAGATGTCTAAATTTTAAATACGGGAACTTCCCGAACAAAAAAAAGTTCCACATGGAACATAAAACAAAACACAAATGCAAAAATTTGAACCACAGGGAAGAAAAATGTTAGTTTCCCTTATTGACAAGAAAAACTTTGTTACAGGAGGGGGAATAGAGGTTGTGCAACGGGAAGTCGTGGAAGGGGAAGTAGTGGAGGTGTCTAAAGAATACTCCGAAGCGTACAAGAAAGGAGATATTATTGCATTTTCAAGTGGTGCGGGAATTTCCCAAATGTACAACGGTAAACCTTGCCTATGGATTGATGCCAAAGCTGCACCTGATGGAGATGTTTGGTTTATTGTAAAAGAAGACAAATGAAGCCATTAAAGATATTGTTTAAGTTCCCGTGTAGGGGAAGACGAGAAATGTTTTTTGAAAGCCTGACTTCCCTTGACACATACATTCAAGACAGGGATAACTGCCTTATATCTTTAACACTTGATACGGATGACGGGGAACTAAATGTTCCCGAAGTCATAGATAAAATAAATGAATTTAAGAATGTTTCTATTGCTTGGGGAACTTCTGAATCAAAAATACACGCAATAAACAGATCAATGCCCGAATACGATTGGGATGTGATAATTTGTTGGTCGCAAGATATGTTTGCAACAATGTTAGGGTTTGATAATATTATTAGGGATGGGATATTGCAGGTCTTTGGGAACACGGGAATGGATGGACTGGCACATTTTCCCGAACCCGACAGCAAAGAATACCTAAACGTCCTTTACATAGCCACAAGAAAGTATTACGATAGGTTTGGCTACATATACCACCCAAGCTATAAAAGCCTATGGGCAGACAATGAAACACTTGAAGTATCTAAGTTGTTAGGGAAGTACCACTTCTTCGGAACAATGGGATTGTATCAGCACAAAAACCCTGCATACCACCACTACAATATCCCACGAGATGAACTATTTAATTTACAGCAATCATTTTGGGGAGTTGATGAAGCAAACTTTAATGAAAGGAAATCAAACAATTTTTATATCAATCAAAAAGAACAACCATGAAAATTACATTTGAAGGTCATCTTCCCGCACAGTCGGAAGCAGAAAACCAGGCGAAAAAACTTAAAAAAGAAACATGGGTAGTAAAAGACAATTCGAGAGGGATAGAATACCATGTGGTTGATAGTATTGAAAATCTGCCGAAGGGAAGTCGTGTTCTTGACCATTACAACGATAAAGGTGAAAGAGTATGACACAAATTCCCTTACTCACCATAATGATACCTACCACCGTTGATAGGCGTAAAATGTTTAATTCCCTTCTCAAAGAATTAATTAAACAAGTAGATGAATTTTGTTTAAGTGGGGAAGTGGAGATTATTCATGAAGAAGATAACAAGGAAATTTCTGTAGGGAAGAAAAGGCAGAATTTATTGGAACGTGCAACGGGAATTTTTGTCGTAGGTTTTGATAGTGATGACTTCCCTCACCATGATTACATAATGGAAATAGTATCAGCACTAAGGACTTCCCAAGACAACATAGACCATGTAGGGTTTATTGAGAACTGTAATATTGATGGGGAAGTCAGCACTTCCCTTTTCAGCATAAAGTACCACCAATGGGCAGAAAACGTAGATGGTTATGACCACATAAGATGTGCTAACCCGAAATCAGTAATAAGAAGAACAAAAGCATTGGAAGTAGGGTTTGAGGATATTAGGTTTTCAGAAGATAGAATATTTAGTGAGGCAGTAACCCCCTTACTAAACGGAGAAATATTTATAGACAAGCCATTGTACAACTACATTCATGTAAGTACCGACTTCGATTCACGATACGGGTACGATAAAGATTAAATACGGGAACTTCCCGAACACAAATGGAAAACATTGATAAAGCAGTTATAATAAATTCGGGTGTCGGGAATTGGTACGGCAATGGAAGCAAAAGGCTTGCTAAGTCATTGAATTTTGTAGGATGGCCGGGGGATACTATTATTTACGCAGACGAATACCCACCTAATAGCCACAAGCATGAGGACTTCCCGTACTACATGAAAATAGCAGCCTTTGAAGAAGCAATAAAGAGAGGCTACACACATATCCTTTGGCTTGACAGTTCAATATGGGCAGTACAAAATCCTGTAAAAATGTTTGATATAATTGACGAGCAGGGTTTTTGGTTTTTCAGTACAGGGTACAACATGGCACAATCAATAAATGACCACGCATTAGCATCAGCAGGGTTAAGTAGGGATGAAGCAGAAACAAGAACAGAGTGGGCAAGTGGATGCGTAGGGGTAAATCTTAATAATCCCAACGGGAAGAACTTGTACAACACTTGGAAGGAATACATGGATATGGGGTTGAGTAAGGGAAGTCGTGTACACGATAACCAAAGTGCAGACAAAAGGTTTTTGTTCCACCGGCAAGACCAAAGCTGTCTTAACCTATCTGCATGGAAGCACAACCTAAGAAACGAAAGAGGACTTGATATGATTTCTTATTGGGGAACTGGATACAACGAAAAAGAATTAATATTTTTTATACAAAGTTTATGACCGCAGTTATAAGTACGACATACGATGATAAATACCTTTGGTATCTCCCTTTAACTACATTTCTTTGGAACAAACTTGGAGTTGACGTTATCTGCTTTATGCCACGAATGGTTGAATTTTCTGATAAAATTGCATTAATAAACAAAGTGCAGATAGAACAGAAGTTAAGGCAAAAGCATTATTTCTTTAATTCCCCAACACACAAAGAAGCCACATATTCCCAATGTTCAAGATTGTATGCAGCCTGCTTAGATTTACCCGAAGATGAAGTGCTTATATCGGGGGATGTGGATATGGCAGTATTTAAAAACATTTTCACGCCAAATGAACACGGTGACTATCTGACTATTATAGGTGACGATTTAGTTCCAAATGGACAATACCCGATATGTTATTGTTATGGTACTGTAAAGGCTTGGAGAGATAGTATGAGCATACATAATAATACATATCAGCAATGTTTGGATAATTTATTAGGTGACATTGAATGTGAATCATTTAGGGGAAATTATTGGGGAAAAGATCAAGAAACATTATTTAATGAATTACAGAACGGCCCTAAATGGTTAGTACAGAGAAGCAACGGGCAAAATCAATGGGCTACGAAGCGTTATGATAGGGATGATGCGTACATACTTGACCGGCTATCTCCCGACACAATAGACTACCACATGAATCGTCCTGGTTTTGAAGAAGGGAACTTCCAAATTATACTAACCATAATGAAGTACCACTTCCCTAACGAAAATTTCCAATGGCTTATTGATTTTAATGAACAGTACAAAAAACTATTATGAAGGGTGGTTATCAATGGCATCTTGTAAATGGGGGAAGTAATGGTATTTATTCTGTATCGTTTGCGTATTGTGCTGCATTTGATGAACATAATAAAGACAGTTTTAAATATAGTATTGAAGATATTCAAGAATTGGAAAAAATAAAAAGTGAAACATACGAACCAACATTACCCGAAAACCCATTTGAGGCACAAAAAATAATGAGAAAATACGGGGATGAAATAAGGGCTAAATTTGAATTGAAAAAACAAAAAGTATGAATACAAGCGCACTCGTTGAATGGCAAAGGCACTCCCCTACAAACGGAATGGTTCAATGTTGGTGGACATGGGATTTGTTGGATTGGGTTGAAAGACAGAATTGGGAAGGTAAGAAAATTTTAGAATTTGGTTGTGGGCGGGGAACTGCTTGGTTAAGAGAAAGAAGCGAGTGGGTTGATAGTATTGAAGCTGATTTGGATTGGGCTGCACAGGCTGAAAAGGATTGTAGGGAATATGGTTTGGGAAATGGTGCTATCTATGCAAAACAATTGCCTGATGGGGTGCAGGGAACTCAACCAGAATACTTTGCTCTAATTCCCGAACACACAAAATACGACATAGTAACCATAGATGGAATATACAGAACAGATGCTATTGAGTGGGCAATTAATCATTTTAAAGGAAGGGAAGGGCTGCTTATCATTGATAATTTAGATCAGGACTTTGTTTGGATAAGCCCTAAAGCAATGGAGTTGATTGCACCGTATGAAGGGGAAGTGTTTGTGCAGAAAGAACATACCAACCATGAAGGGAAACCCTGGAATACAAGATATGTTAAAATACCAAAATGATAATACCTAATATCCTATACGATGACAGAAGGTTTGAGGACTTTCCTGTGATAGTGGAGGAAATGATGCGGCAGGGAATTTCTAATTACCGACTTTCAAATCCAGTAATGTGTGATAATGTTGTAAAGTCCATTAACCTATCTCAAAAACTAATTGTGCAGAAAGCGAAGGATGCGGGGGAAAAAGAGGTTTGCATAATGGAACAGGACATTATGTTCCCTTCGGAAAGAGGATGGAGATATTTTTTAGAAAACAAGCCAAAAGAATTTGATGTATATATTGGGGGAACTTATCTTATAGATAATCGTTATAAATGGGAATCACCGATTGTCAAAGTAAATGAGTGGATAGGGAATCATTGCATTATAATTTCAGAAAGATACTACGATACGTTCCTGTCACTTCCCGATGATAAGCACATTGATACAGAAAATAAGGGGTTGGGGGAATTTTTTGTATGCTATCCGTTCCCTGCATTACAAAGGTCAGGGTTTAGTGCAAATAATATGTGTGAGGTAAATTACAATTCAGTATTACAAGCTAAAGATATTTATAGTGAGTGATTTTATAACTTTTAGGGAACTTGATGCAGACGGTAAGTTTGCTTACTACATACTACAAAAAGACTTCCCTCACTACATTGGCGTTATATACCCTTTCCCTAAAAAAAACTTCATAGAACCATCCCCAATAGCAGGGTATAATTTATGGGTAACTTTTAATGGAACGTTAAGGGGGCTTGTTATACCGGCATATAAAAATATTGCAGACGAAATAGTTATCGTATTAGACAAAATGGCTAATTGGTATCTTCAACAACGAGTACTTCCCGAACAAAAAAAATACAAAAAATTCAAAATAAATGATACAGTCACCGGCTAACAAAGTAATAGTGCATCCTGCCGCAAGGTACACTAAGAACATAACAGAGTTAATGAAGCGTTCTGCAATACAAAACGGGGCAAGTGTTGACCCTGCGGATGTGGTTAATATTGTCGGGGAAGTCATATCAGTTCCCAAATACATAAGCCCAACAAACGACTACAAAGGTTTTTCAATTAAGGATATTAAAGTAGGAGATACAGCCATATTCTCATACAAAGTAATTTATGATATAGTTATCAAACAGGAAGGGGAAGAACCGATATACCGAAACAGCATTGTTTATGAAGGGAAGGAATACTTTGCTTGTGATATAAGAAACCTATTTGGGGTTATAAGGGAGGGGGAAATTATAATGGTAAACGGTTTTGTAATGTTGGAAGATTTTGAGGAAAGCAAAATCATACTCCCCGCTTCCCTAAGTAAACAAAAAAATGCAGCATCTTCTAAAATCCTATACATAGGCTCAAACAGAACTAACCTAAGTAGAATTACTGCACAGGAAGGTGATACCGTTTTCTTCAATTCAAAGCAAGCACAGAGATACCAAATAAACGATAAAAAATTCGTTATTCTACAACAAGATAAGATACTTGGTAAGGTTACTAACGAAACTGTTATTAAATAATTTTTTTTATTACAGGAAGTTTTATATTTGGCAAACTTCACTATAAATGACAATTAAGGAGTGTGTTGACTTTATTAACTTTTGGATAAGAAAAGATCGTGGTGCTTTCCTGACTATTGATGAAAGCATAGAGGCTATTGATAATGGGCAGCTTGCTTATTATTCAGATATAAAACCAAAATACGCCACTTCCCAATTAATAAAAGACACACTTGCTCCCTTCAAAAAAAAGTACCCATTTACTCCATCAGAAACCGTTTCCGGCTATATAGTTGTTCCTTCAAACGTAAACTATCTTGATTTGCTTGATGTTGAAATCCAATTTCAAATTAGCAATCGAACCGTTTACGCTCCCGTAAAAATGATAAATGAGGATGAGAGGTCAATTAGGCTCAATTCCCAAATAGACCCTCCTACGGTAACAAGTCCGGTTGGGGAGATGGATGTTCCCCGATACATAAAATTATATCCTACGGGAAGTGGATACACAGGAACGGTAACGTATTTTAAAAGACCAGTCAAACCAGTATATGCCTATACTGTCATTTCTGGCAGGGTTATTCAATATGATGCGGCAAATTCAACGCAGTTAGAGTGGAGAGATACAGAACACATCCCTATTTTATTAAAGGCTTTATCGAGTATTGGTATTAATTTGGGGGATCAAGAAGTAGGGCAATTTGCTCAACTAAAATCACAAGAAAATTATCAAGGGGTTAATCATTTGTAAAACGGTATAAAATGCTTTATCAAGGGCTAATTAATGCGGTGAATAATATGAAAGTGGGGGAATCAGACCCTCCACAAGATGACAGAAACATTACCCCAGAGTACAAGAAGAAAACAGAAGCCATATACAGGAAATTGCTTAGTGAGAAACTCCCAAAACAGTATAGTAAGTATAGTGGCAATATTGACATAAACGGGAAGGAAATAAAGAACCCAACACAATTTGATGCAGTAAGAACAATGATACAGTACTTAAATAGGAATTGGTGGGATAGCAGTAATGTTTACAGACCAGAACACGCACATACATCAATAAACTATATAAAACCTAATCTAACAGTTAGTTAAATATAAAAAATGGCAACAACGATATATAGATTAGCGGAGCAAGCGTACAACCTTATCGAAGGGGGAAGTCCTGGCGCAGCATCTTCTATATCAATAAATGAATTAAAGTTAGCTTGTCAGAATGTTGTTAATTCCCTTTTAAAAGTACAGTACTTTAGTGTAAATGCTAAAATCGGGGAAGTCATACCTAACGGAACAGTACTTGGATTGTATGAAGATATTGATGTGGTTTCTTACAATGGGAAAAGCAAGGCAACACTCCCCGTAAAACCAATGATGCTCCCCCGTAACATGGGAATATGGGCTATATATCCTAAATATAAAACAACGGGAAATTATGAGTTAGATAAAGAGTTTATTCCTATGCAAATGGGACAAATCGCTTTAGTACAATCGCAGCCGTTAATAAATAATTTGCTTGGGCAAGTAGCCTATGAAAACTATGGGCTGGATTTAATATTCAGCAAGGACTTAAAAACTTTGTTCCCCGAAATAAAGTTGGCAATGCGGTTAGCTATTATGGATATTTCATTGTACGGGGATTACGATGTTTTACCAATACTTCCCGAAATGGAAGGGGAAGTAATAAATCAGGTTTTCAAATTGTATAGTATGCAGCCAACGGCAGATAAGGTGGTGGATGCTACCGTTAAAGAACAGAAAGGAGTTCCCGTTAATCAACAAAACCAAAGTTCTAAATGACATTAACTAATTTAGATATACTTGTAAGAAGGGGATTATTGGAAGCAGGACTTCCCATACACTACTACTTTGAATACCTTTTACATAGTTCCACTTGTATCAGGGAACTTAGCTTTGACACTTTAAAAATAGTTAATACGGTAGAACTTCCCATAAGCGAAATAGGCGCAGTTGATGTACCAAGTGATTATGTAGATGATGTTGCTTTGTGTATCTCAAATAACGGAATACTACAACCACTTCCCCACCAAAAATACATAAACCCAATGCGTAGCCATAACGCTACAACGGGTGCATTTGAAAAACCAGAGAACATTTCAGATAGCGTTGAAAATAATTATTTTTGGGGAAGTGCAGGTTGGATGTGGTTTTGGAACGTAAACGAATTTGGAGAACCAACAGGAAGGTTTTTTGGTGCAAATGGTGGTACTTCAATCGGGTATAAATTTGTGAAAGAAAGAAGGCAAATACAAATGAGTGGTGGATTTGATTCGGGAAAAGTTGTGTTGCAATATATTTCAGACGGACAAAATGTTGACAATGCAAGCCAAATAGATGTACAGGCTTTTCAATGTATCAGATCATGGCAAGAATGGAAAAAGTCACCAAATGCGAATAACGGAAATTCCCCCGAAGCACTATTATTTTACAATGAAAAAAAGAAGTTAAGGGCAAGGCTTTCAGGAATGAGTACGGTTGACGTTAAGAATGTAATTAGGAACAGTTATACAGCATCAATAAAAAATTAAATGGCTTTTAATACTGTATTTAAGGGGAACACAAGCGGTAGTATTGCATCTATTCCGTTAAATATTCCCTGCAACATAAAGTCTTATACGCTTGTAAATACAACAGCAGGTTCTATAACAGTAAACCTTTACATATCTTCTAATGAAGATGGCAGTAGTGTAAGGATATTGGAAAAAGACAAATCAATAGCAGCAGGAGCAATAGTTGAAAAAAGCATAGATATTAAAGTTTTGCCTAAATATGCAATATTGATAACAACAAGCGGGGAATTGGATTACTATTTTAGTTTATCATCAGAATAATGTTAGTAACAGATTTTATATTAAAAAGCGGTCAAATTGTTTTGGTAGAAACAAGTAATGATGCAAATTTTCAGCCAGATAATTCTTCTTTACTGTTTGGGGAAGTGGCATCTGTCAGTCAAGTTTCTGAAATGTATAGCATTGGGGATAGGGTTTATTTTGATGCAAGCGATTCTATAAAATTTGTAATGTCGGATGTGTATTATTACTTAACAAAAGAGGATAAAGTTTATTTAACGTACCCATATACACCACTATGAGGCAGATGGAAAAAAAGGTCTTTTCTGATAATCAAACCGGCAGACTTAATGCCGATGATTCGCCTTTTGTTATAGGTGTAAATGAGTGGGTTAATATGGAAAATTGCAGGACTGGAAGTACAGATTTTGGTGCAACGGGAGTTGCAGAAAGTATTGGTAGCAATGCACTCATATCTTCCCCTCAACCATCAGTAACATTCATAACAATAGGGTCAGTAGAAGATACAGAAAATTCAATGATATGTTATTTCAAGTTTAATACAACGGGAATTAATCATAAAATAGTTTGTTGTTACATTGATACAAATATAGAATACGATGTTATATTATCTTCCCAAGTAACGGGAGGGCTTAACTTTAGCAGCGACACGGTAATACATAGCTGTGAAATCATAAACGGTAAATTATATTGGGTAGAGGGAACTTCTAATCAACCAAGATGCGTTAACATAGAATCAGGAATTAAAGCAAACAACCCATCTTTTGTTACAGATCAGGTTGCTTATGTTTTTCCAATTAACTTTAGCGAGATAACATTAATTAAACCAACAGCAGTATATCCATCTACATTAGAAAAACAATACGATTCTTCTTTTGTAAATAATCTTATATCTAATGATTCTTTTCAATTTGCATATCAATACGTTTATTACGATGGTGAAAAATCCGTAGTTAGTACATATAGTCTTGCTTCAAGAATAAATGAAGACGAATCAACACTTAACAGGATATGGATTCGCATGGATGCAAATGAAAGAATACCAGGAACAGTTAAAATAGTTAATCTTATAGCAAGAAAAAATAATGGAAACGATGCTTTTATTGTAAAGTCATGGAATAAAACAGACGCTACCGATTTGTCTGAAATAAATAATCAAAATTCGGGTGTTGTAAGATTAAATTTTTATTTTTATAATACTGGTTTTAGTGAATCAATACCGCAGGATGATACATTAAGACCATTTGATAATGTACCAGTATATTCTGAAACATTATCGGCAGCTAAAAATAGGTTGTTTTTGGGAAATAATATAGAAGGTTATGACACTCCAAATACAACATCATTATCAATTTCTCTTGTAACGTTTACACCAACAGACAATGATGTTTATGGGTGCTTCATGTCCGGTGGGTATAAGTTTGGGATTGTTTTTTATGATTTTGCTATGAGGAAATGCGGTGTGGTAACAAACACTTCCCTAATAAAATCAATTCCAGAAAGACAGTATGTATATACAGATGCAGTTGGGGTTATTAATTGGGAACTAAGTGCTTTAAACCAATACGATGAAATACCTGAATGGGCATATTACTATGCTCCCGTAAGAACACTTAACCAAAAAACAAGAAATTTCATTGAATCATTTACCAATGAAGTAAAATACGCTACTAAAAATGCTTTGGGTGATTATGAATTTACAAGCACGTTATATACAAGTGCGGTTGTTGGTATTGCAATAAATACAACGGCACTTGTTCAATCAAAGTTAGGGTATATATATTCTGATGGAGATATTTGCAGATTAGTTAGTCAATCAAATCAAGTATATTCACTTCCTGTTATTGGTCAGTACGGGAACTACATAATACTTAAAGCACAAGATATAGGCAACGTTTCAACAATAAGATATATATTCCAAATTTATTCTCCATACAACAGCAATACACAAGAACCTTTTTATGAAGTTGGGCAAATGTATAAAGTAAATAACCCAACAACAGATATAAGAAGTTACTCTACTTTAACTGGTTTTTACTATTACGATAGTTATATTGTACCAAGAAGATTCTCTACGCTTCCAACAATAACATATTATGCAACAGCAATGTCCCCAAATGACAATTTCTATCAAAATTGGTATAATGATGCAGGGAAGATAAATCTTATTACATTATTAGGGCAATCAGTTAAAGACAAGTATATTTCATGGAGTGACACTTATATACCAAATACAAGTACCAACGGGCTTTCAACATTTAGGGCTTTGAATCAAATAAATGTTCCAGATGATTGTGGTAGTATTACAAAGCTGCAACTTACATCTAAGATACAAAATGAAGGAACGGTAATGCTTTCCATTTGCAGAAACGAAACTAATTCTATGTATTTGGGGGAAGTTCAGATAACAGACAGTACAGGTGGAACACAATTTTTCTCGTCTTCCCAAAACATAATAGGAACGATAAACACATTAAAAGGAAACAGGGGAAGCATTAATGCAGAATCAGTAGTGCAGTACAAAGGCAATGTTTATTTCTTTGATGCTATTAACGGGAGGTGGGTACAGTATTCCCTTAACGGGTTAGACGATATTTCATCTTACAAAATGGTAAGGTTTTGGAGGTATTGGGCAAAGCAATATTTGAGCATGAGTAAGGCAGAAATTGAAGCATTAGGTGACAGACCTTTTGTTTTTGCAGCAGTAGATGGCGCACACGATGAATTGCTAATATCAATTCCAAAACTTTCTAACACGCCCCCTAAAGGTTATCTTCCCGATTATCCATCAACTATATACCCATTTGATATTTTAGATTATCAGGGAAAAACTATCGTATATAAATTGGGAACAGGTGATATGATACCGCATTGGCAGGGGGCAATGACTTTTACAACGGAAGGTTTTTGCACTTCCCAAAACAGATTATTTTCATTTAAGAACGGACACCTTTACGAACATAACCAAACAACAAGTCAGAACAATTTTTATGGAGTGCAATACACTTCTAAAATAATGGGAACATCAAATATGCTACCACAAGTTCCCAAAGTGTACGATAATTTTCTTTCAGAATCTAATTTAGTTCCAAAATTTGTTTATTTTTATAACGATTATCCATATCAACAAAGTTCAGACCTTGTAGATTATGATTTTAGTCAGGTAGAAGGGTTATGGTATGCAAGTATTCTTAGGAATAAACTAATGCCAACAGCAACAGGTTTTGATACGGATAGATTGTTGACAGGGGAAGTAATGAGAAACGTGAACATGATGTTCTTAGCCGAGTATTCCCCAACAACACAACCATTACAATTAAGATTTATTCAACTATCCTTTGCAATAAGCAGAGGTCATCAAGTTTAAAAACATAATAAAATGCCATTACCATTAATAGCAGCAGCAGTAGGAGCAGGTATAGGGATAATTGGAGGTATAGGGAAAATGATAGGAAGGGGTAAAGCCAACCGTCAAATGAACCGATTATTGAAAGAAGACCCTGTTTATTCAGAAAATCCATTAGCAAGACAAAGATTAGGACTTGCACAGACAATGCTTAATGCACGTATGCCTGGTTCCCAAGCTGTACAAAACAATATCTACGGCAATCAAGCTAACACTCTTTCTAATATCCAAAGGGGGGCAACTGATAGTTCCCAAGCATTAGCGTTGGCATCAGGTGTGCAGGGAAGTACTAACGATGCCTTTAATAATTTGGGAATACAAGAATCGCAAGATTATCAACGCAGGTACGGGAACTTGTCACAAGCACAAGAGGGTGTAATACAAGAAGGGGATAAAGTATTTTCAGATCAAACAAGGCGATTTGGGAATAAGATGCAGGTCAAAGGTGCTATAAACGAAAACAGGCAAAATAATTGGGGTGATGTTTCTAATATGGGATTTGGGTTAGCGGACTTTGCAATGAAGGGAGGTCTTGATGGGCTTAAAAAAACTCCCGAACAAAAAATGAATAACATTGGACTTCCGACAATGGGAGGTTATGCGTATAAAAAGCCTGTGTATAATCCATCAACCGGAAGAATAGAATAAAAAAAGCAATTATGGCACTTGAATTAAAAGGATGGGTAACTCCCGAACAGAACTTTGCAGGGCTGTACAATTTAGGTGATAATCTTGAAAAAGATAACGCACGTAAAAGGGAAGACGAGAATAAAGCTGCCGCCAAACAAGCGGGGTTATCAGCTTATATGCAAGGCTTTTTAGACCCTAAAGAATATCTTACGGGAACTGTTTATGACCCACATATTACTAAGAGGCTTTCTGAAATAATGATGAAGGGAATGGATTTGGCTAAAATGAAGGGAATGGATAATGCAACACTTTATGCGGCACTTTCTCCCGAAGTAAATAAAATAACAAAAGAATCTTTGAATATCAGGGAAATTGAGAGAAGGAGAAAAGAGGCAGAAGGGATACTCAAAGGTCAGAAAGGAATTGATTTAGCAAAGGTTAATGATAGGATACGCAGAAGGGCATACTACAATGAAGATGGTTCACTAAAAGATGACTTGTCATCAATAGACCCGACACTTGATTACGCAGATGAAGTTCTTAGGAATGATGATGTATATACTCCCGAAGGGATGGATGAATTACTTGCTAAAGCAGGGAAGAACTCCCGTATATTAGACACAAGAATAACTGATGCTAATAAGGGAAGTAGAAGGACAAAACTTCAAATATCATCTCCCGAATTTATGCAGCCGGTTATTGAAAACGGAACTTTCCAAAATAGGTTTGAACCAAGATTTCAAGTAGCAACCGATAATCGTAAGCCAATAGAAGAAGTAGTTATTGATGAAGTAACGAGAACACCTAAACTTGGGTCAAATGGTCAGCCATTAAAGCGTCCTGTAAAAATGGTTACAAACGGTGATTGGGATATGCTATTAGGGAACAAATCAGTAGCACCATATTTAAGGCAAGAAGTAAGAAGGTATGCTAAAGAACATGGAGTTGACCCTAAATCAACACAGGCTGAAAATTTCGGCAGGGCTTTGGCATGGAAGATGTTGGATAATTCTTCAAAGGGAAGTTCTAACTTTAGTGAAGTAGTAGAACAGAAGGCAGCACCTATTGTTGGGAATAATAATAATAGTTCGGGAAGTGGTGGCAGTTCCCAAAACGCAATAATCAGAGATGTGTATAATGAGATTGACGGGAAATTAAAGAAGGGTGCAGGGATGTTCCGTAAAGGAGAAACAACTCCCGCAGGTGATACATACCGACTTCCCGTAAACGAACTAAGCAACGCAGCACAAGGAGTTGTTATAAAGCAGCTTTTTGAAAATACAGGAGGGGAAGTCACAGGGCAATCCGACATATACATAAAGTTAGACCCAGAAGATGGATTGATAAAAGCATACAAGGCATCAGATTTAAAAAAGAGTGGAACAGATGGTGCGCCTATTGGAACTATTGACTTTACGGGGACTAATTTAAGGGCAGGACAGCCAAATACGAAAAGTAAAGTGGCTACGGTAGAAAAGGGAAATAATATGAGAACTTCCCAAGAAGGGAAAAAGAAAATACAAGGGTTCTAAAATAAAGATATAATTATGATTGAAGAATTAGACCAAGTAGAAGAGCAACAACAGCAAGACCCTCCGAGTAAAACGAAGGTTCTTTATGATGCCGTATCTAAAAAATACGATTTGGGAACTTTTGATGAATTTGAAAAAAAATTACAAGACCCTAAAAAAAGGGAATCTTTTTATAATGGAGTTGGTTCTGAATATGATTTGGGAACTTATCAGGAATTTGAAAGAAAAGTAAAAAAAAAAGATGGTGGACAGATTACGTCAACTACTACTTCCCCTACTCAATCTCCTTCCAATCCCCCGTTAAAATCAGACGGTTGGGGAAGTAATCCATTAAACCCTGCATCCGTTAACTTTACTAAAAAGCCATTCCCCTCAACTACGGGAGGAATGTTTAATGATATTAAAGAAGCTGTTATTAAAGGGAAGCAGGAGTACGAAAGGACAGGGAAGCCATTGCCTTCATTCGCAAAAGAAAAACCAAAAGCCAAAGATATAAGTATAAAAAGTCAAGCATCTATGGGATTGATTGATCCCGATATGAAAATGATGCCGCTAACATTTGAATCTGCTAAATTAGCCGATAACGATGAAAATAGAAGCGGATATATTTGGAACCAATTTTTGCGCTCGGCAGGGCAGATAGCTGCGGGGGCTACTGATTTAGGGGGGCTTTTGGGAACTGCTATAATTCCCGATGAAGACCAAATTGCTCCCAATGGCAGAAAGTTTACAGACGATGAATTAACTAAAATATGGAGGGAAAAGCAAGTAAAGACAGTAAGGGAAACGCCTGAAAAATTACTTGGCAGTAAGGTTACGCCAGAGCAAATGGAAAAATACGGTAAAGAATTTGTTACGTCAGTTGTTGGGGGGGTTGCGGGAAGTGCTTTGCCAATGCTTACTACGGGAGGTATTGGATTAGGCTTACAAGCCTATGATGCAGGATTAGAAATCATAAATAATTCAGAAGAAGGGAAGAAATTACCCGAATGGCAGAAAACAGCATTTGGTACGGGAGTTGGAGTTGCCGGACTTTTCTTGCAAAGGTATGGTATGGATAAGATATTTGGGAAGCAGTCATCAAAGGTTGCATTAAACTTGATGCTAAAAACTGTTTCTGGGCTGATGAAGAAATCAGATGCGCCTATAACGACAGCAGCTTTAGAGGCTGCGCTTGATGCGGGGGCAAGGGATTTAAAGTCGAGAGTATTGAAGTCAACAAGTAAAGTGGCTTCATCAGTAGCAGTAGAAGGCGTAACAGGGGGGCTACAAGAAGGTACTAATATTTTAGCCGAAAAAATAATTAATGCTGCAAATAATAAATTGATATTTGAACCACAGAGTTTTGGGGAAGTCACAGGAAGAATATTAAATGCAGCTAAACTTGAAGCGGGTGGTGGTGCTATATTAGGCGGCATTTCCATCCCATTTTCAAAAACAAGAAACTACATAGCAGAAAAGGTAGCATCAGCAAGAAGTGAGGAAGATATAAATAATTTAAGAAGGGAAGTTGTAGCACAAGCAGAAAAAGGAAACGTTAGTGAAAAAGAACTCAATGAAGTAAATTCATTGATTGATAAATATGTAGGCGTAAACTCAAAAATTCCCGATACAGTTCCCGACAGAAAATATGCAGCAGATAAGATTATTGAAAGGGAAGAACTCGAACTCCAAATAGAAAGAAAAGTAGCAGAAAAAGAATCAGTTGATGTAGCCTTCCAACCAGAGATAGAAGCAGAAATAGAATTTCTTTCAAATAGAGTAGAAGAAATAAATAATGAATTGGTTAATCCTCCCGTTGGGGAAGTGGTGGTAGAAGAAGCAGTAGCGGCAGAACTTCCCGACACATATATCATAAACGGCAAACCAGTATCACAACAAGAATTTGATACTGCAATAGATAATGCAAAGAACACAAAAGAAGCATTAGATGTAGAGTATAACGGGGATGATGAAGTAAGAATACAGAAGATTATTGACTTAGGGGGAACTACCCAAGCAGGAACAACAACCATAACCGATGAAGCACCAACTACTACAACAGAAGTTACTAAGCCTGTACAACATGATGCAGGAGTTCCCGAACAACAGGGAACTAAAGAAGCAGTATCAGAAAGTACTGAACCTATTGGACAGGGAAATGCAGAAACTACCACTACCGTTTTAGAAAAGGGAAATAGTGTTGGTGTAGGGGGAGATGTAAAATTGGGGAATAATACTATTATAGTAGATATGTCTTTACCTTTTGATAGCGGGGTAAATACAGGATTAGTAAAGAACTCTAAGGGGGCTGTTTACCATGATAAGAATACTGCAAAACTTGAAAAATTAGGTTATAGTAAAGAACAGATTGATAACTTATCTCAAACAGAGTTAAATGAAATACTTGCTAAAAATATTGAAAATCCGAATGTAGCCACTTCTGCAAAATTGCCAATAGCAGAAGAACAGATAACTACACAAGAGTTTTTAAATGAAGCATCAAAAGATGGTGGTAAGTTTGCCGAATTAGCTAAAGCATTGAAACAATTTTTTGGTATTGATGGGGTTAAAACTGAAATAGTAAAAGGGTTAAAAGACTTTTTTGGTAAAAATAATGATGGCGATTATGCTAATAACAAAATAAGAATAGATGAGAAGGCAAAGAATAAATTACAAACCTTTTTACATGAAGCAATACATAAAGTTACAGTAGATAAATTATTACAATTTGAAAGAGGTGATTATTCAAAATTATCTAAACAAGACATAGAGGCAATACAAAACCTTATAAGAATATTTAATGAAAGCAAGGTTAAAATACATGAGTTTTTAGGTGGTGGCAAAGGAGATAGAACAAAAGGTTATTATGGGTTTACTAATGTGCATGAATTTATTTCGGAAGCATTTACTAATCCTGAATTTCAAAGTTTATTAAGAAATCTTCCAACAGAAGGCAAAACCCCTACAATATTTAAACAATTTTTAGATGCAGTTGCTAAATTTTTTGGAACAAAAGATGCTTCTATTTTAAATGATATTTTCCACCACACAGAGAATTTAAGAGAACAATCCCTCAAAGAAACAACCAAAGCAGAAACAGTAAAGCAAGAAATAAAAAAAGAGAATGAAGCTAAAAAAGCTGATATAGAAAGAAGAAAGCAAGAAGAATTAAAAGATGAATTAGATAAAAAAGCTAAAGATATACCTGTAAAAAAAGAATACTATAAAGATACTAATGGAAATGATATTACAGTAACTACTTATAGAGCTGGTAATAAAACATTTACTTTTACTAAAAGTAATAATGTAGCTGCCGATAATTTTGAAGATTTAGATTTAGAAAGTATTACACCATATAAAACAGAAAATATTACAAGTAAGTTAGAAAATAAAATCAATGCTAAATATGAGGCAGAACTAAAAACATTAGAACAATCCCTACCCACCAAGAAGCAAAGGGCAAGAGTGAAGGTGGTGGTGTAGGGGGAGATGTGGAAACAAAGCAGCAGATAGAAAACTTTGGAGTTAATAAGGAAGATGTAGAACCAGTACATAGTGTTATTTCACAAGTGTTTAATGGTTTGAAAAACGCAGGTTTAACAGCAGCTAAAACAGTTGGTGATTGGGTAGGTATTGGTAAGGGAACTGAAAAACCGTATTCATTAAAAATTGATGGAAAAGATGTAAAGGTTAAGCCGACTTCACCCGAAGTTGTTAATGGATTTTACTCACCACTTGAAAAAGTAATCACTGATAGCAAGTTTGATAAGTTGCCTGCAAAACAATGGGCTGAAAAATACGCCAATAGCGAAGAAGCAAAATGGACAGGATTAAAAGATTGGCTTAACCAGCAACAAGGTTCAGTATCTAAAGCAGATATACAACAATACCTAAAGGATAATAGAATACAAGTTGTGGAAGTGGTGAAAGACGATGTAAAGAAATTTGATTTAGAAATAAAAAGGAGCAGTTTTGGTACTTGGGATGTTATTCATCCAACAAAAGGAATTATTAATAGTTCTCAAACAGAAGCATTAGCTAAAAATTGGGTTGATAATTATGCTCCAAAAGAAATTACTGGACAAGACACAAAATTCTCTCAATTTCAACTAGAAGGACAAAAAGAAAACTACAAAGAGGTGTTGGTTACGTTGCCGAGTAAGGGTAATTTAAAAGAAAGGTGGGGCGTTTTTGATAAAAATGGGAAATTTGTATCAGGTTATTTTTCGGAATCAAAAGCTAAGGATAAAAGTGAAAGCATTGGAGGGTCTTACAGAATTGCAGATAATGTAGGAGATGCAGACCCAAGGGTGAACTTTAAGTCAAGTCATTTTGATGAACCAAATATTCTCGTTCACCTACGTATGAATACTCGTACAGATGCCAATGGTAACAAGGTTTTATTCTTGGAAGAAGTGCAAAGCGACTGGGGGCAAAAAGGTAAGAAGGAAGGGTTTGATAATAAATTAGAGCAAAGAAAAGAACTTGAAAAAAGAGGCGTTACGTTTAATAACAACGGAACGGTATCATTAAAAAGTCAAGACGAATTTTATGAGCAAGGCGAAACGTGGGAATTGATAAAAAAATACAATGATACATATACTAATAAAGCAATAACCCCCACCGCCCCCTTCGTAACCGACACAAACGCATGGACTAAGCTCGCATTGAAGGTTGCGCTCAAAGAAGCAGTAAAACAAGGTGCTGATAAGATTGCTTGGACAACGGGAGAACAACAGAATGATAGGTATGATTTGAGTAAACAAGTTGATGAAATTAGGGCAAAGAAAAACCTCGATGGCACATATAAAATAAACGCTGCAAAGGATGGCAATAATATTTTTACTGACGATAATGTTTCAACTGCCAAATTACCAGATATTGTAGGTAAAGAGTTGGCACAAAAAATTATTGACGACAATACCAACGATGGCAAGTTTGCCCAATATAAAGGGCAAGATCTCAAAGTAGGCGGTAAAGGTATGAAAGGCTTTTACGGTTCACCAACAGAAGGAAGTTTAGGTATAGTAGGTAATGTAGCTAAGAGTTTGTTTAAGCAAGAGCCGAAAACGGTAAGCATTGAAGGTAAAAAGGATTTAAAGAATGAAGAAAGAATTAAATATTTGCAACATTTTGTTGATGAATTACCACAATTAGAAAAAACCGTTTCTGAAAATAAATTATCTTTTACAGAACAAGAATTAGACAAAGCTATTGAAAAAGGTAGTATTACTAATGAAAGTTACAAGCAAGGCATAAAGCAATTAAAGAAATATGAAGAATCTGTTTCTAAATATAATGAGTATAAAGAAAGGGTAAATGAATATAATAAATTAAAATTTGGCTCTACCCAACACTCCATAGACATAACACCAGAACTAAAGGCAAGTGTAAAACAAGGGCTTCCATTGTTTGAGAATCTGTCATTAGCCGATAAAATCCGTTCCCTCAAAACGCCGAAAGGAAGTTTGAAAACGGACATTACTTTAGGGCTAAAGGATATGGCATTAGAGGAAATAGCGCAATTGGTTGAGGATGGAATGGAAGTTGCAAAAGCCATAGCGGAAGCTCTAAAAGACGCGAAGTACGACAAAGTAGATAAAGATGAATTGAAAAAATTAGTTTATGGAGCAAACCCATTAACCGATAAGGACTTTAAAAATGCGGACAAAAAACAATTAGTTTC